CGTTACAAGTGTTCCAGGTGTTATTTTAGCGGCTTCTAAGACATCATTGCTATATTTTACTATACCAACATTAGGTTTTTCTTTTATTGTCTTAAACTGGTCCTGGTTAAAAACAGGAACAACAAAACAATAATTATTAAAACATTTTCCATTATACATGTATATTTGCTGTGGTGAGCAAAAATATAAATCGTCTTTAAAATAAGTTGAGCTATTACGTTCTTTACCTTTTTGATCATACCATCTACGAAATAAATTATGATGTACATATACTTTATCACCTGGTTTTATAGGCGAGCTATAAGCAGCTGGTACTGACACGACAACTGCTTCTTTGCTCACAAATAGGTGGTTTTCTATAGTGGTATTAATAATAAGCGTTTTATCGCCTACTTTTCTAACATTATCATATCTTTGATTTAAAGGTTTGATAATGAAGTTGTATAAACTTTTCATTAATACTTGAGATCGTACTCAACAGATATAGCCATATTATTATTAAACTTTTTCCAAGGAAGTACTTCATTGGATTTAGTTATAAAAATATTATATGAATTATCTTCATGATCAAATAATATATCTGATATTCTATGACCACCATAAACTTCTTGATCTAAAGAATAATGCATTGCATCATTTTTATAATCAGAACCTATACTAATCTTCCTTATTACTGACATCGTCTTCGTTTCTTTTCCACTCACCAGTAGCAAGATCAATATTTATATGACCATATTTATCTTGTAGTTCTTTTTTAGTACCGTCTACTACAACGTTAGCGTCGGCTAACTCATGTAATAAAGCATGTTTTTTAGAATCAAGATAACCTAACTCCATTAATATAGAGTTTACTTTATTTTGTTGTTGTTGAATTTTTTCTAGTTCTGCTTTGGTAACTTTACCACGCAGTCTGTTTTTTATATTTGACATTTGATTTAATTTAATTGTTTTTTTGTTTTAGTATATTGCGACTAAGTCTGTTGGCGTATCATCATTTCTAACAGCCATTGCTAACATAGGTGTTTTACTTCCTACAACATCTCCAGATTGAACTTGTTTAAATTCAATTTGACTACCAGCTTCAGTTATTATTGTAATATCTTGTGCTGCGTTTTTACCGTTATATATAACAGCTCCTCTAGTAGTTACATTAGGCAGAGTAATACCATCTGCTTGTACTGTTGCAACACCGCCTGATCCGCCGCTTGAAGAATTTGAAAAAGTAATTGTATCACCTGGTGCATACCCAGATCCAGCAGTAATTACAGTTACTGCTCCTAAAGTAGTTCCATCAATTTCAGTTATATTAACTT